CGATTTAGATAATCAGCTTCCAATTATTCTTGGTAGTCTTGGTAAAGCTGGTGATCCAAAAGATGGTGGGGATACAACTGATGGTATCCCAGAAATTGATACTAAGAAAGGTAGCATACCTGGACCTTCTCAAAACTACAGCGATCCAGTACCGATAAATCCATATAGTAATTTGTTCGGTAGTAAAATAGATATTAATAAAATTAATAATGAGAAATCAGAAGATTTTAAAACGATAGCGACGTATACGCCTGCAACTGGTATTGTTAATAATGAAAAGGTTGATGAGAAACTTAAAGAACCAAAAAAGCCAACAACAGCTTCTGCTAAAAAAGATGATACATCCGACGTTCTTGATATTGTAAAACAGGTTGATCCAGAAAAGAAAAGCAGAGTATTACCAGAAGCTGCTGATGGATTTAAACAAGTACAAAACATTATGAGTATGACTAGTCCTGGAGGCATATCTAAGTTATTGAGTGGTGGTATACAAGGAGCTATTGGTGGACTAGCTAAAAATTTAGGACTGGCTAATGTTATGGGTCCTTTAAATCAGGTGCTTAAACAAGCTAACTTACCACCTGTTGTACAAAACGCTTTACGTGGCGCATTAGCCAATGTAGCTAAATCTGCAATGAGTAATGGTGGTAAATATAATTCGAATGCAATAAGCAATACAATACCAGGTATAAATCCAAGAAGAGGTTCGCCATCTACAAATTTGATAGTAGCTACGGTAGCTGCTACATACATACAACAATATTTTGCTCTTGATAAAGAACCATATCCAGGCTATATCCAATGGAAAGATCCTACTTCTGGTAATTTACGTTATACTTTGAGAGGTCAAGAACCACACTATTCTTCAGCCCAAGCGCATGTGCAAGGTAACTCAGCTGCGCAAATGGTTAAAACCTTAGCGCCAATATTAACGAAGCTTACTCAGGGCGGAACTTTATCTAATTCTGATATTACTAAATTAGCAACAACACTAACTAAATCAATGGATGGTGTTGCAGCTGATGGTCTTTCTAAAGTATTAGGGAAAGGCGTTGATTTAAAATCGATTATAGGAATGGCTAGCAAGCTTATACCAAATATAGCTGGAGCTATTGGTAAATTAACTGGTGGTCATTTACCTAAATCTGTTTTAGATGCTGGTAAAGTTGGAGAATCTATGAATGATTTTACAAAGAACCAATCATTACTCGCTATGAAAAAGAAAGAGATGAAAAAAGCTATAGAACCAGAGCCACCTGCAGAGCAAGATGCTCAAATACAGGCGTATAATGATTATGTTGCTAAAGGCGATATGTCTATATCAGGCGAAGGTGGAGCTTTTGGTGCTGCGGCTGATGTTGCTGCTGCGAACGCTTCTGCTGCTGGTTCTGGCGCTGCAGCTCCTATGATAACAAATGATACGCAAAATATTATCGACAATCAACAATCGATTCAAGGTGTTGGACCATTAGTTACTGGCTCAGCATTCGGTTAAAGGTGGAATATGGCAACAGAATACGATCCAAATAACGCCCATCCTAAAATACCTTTCAAAGGTACATATCCTAATCTTTGGGTTACTCAGAGGGCAGATGGTAGTCAGGAAATACGCAGTTTAGAACCAGGACAAGAAAGTTACTTCGTAGTACAACCAACTGGTAATTACACTGGACATGGTCCTGATGGCGCAGAAATTAAAGTAACAGTTGGTAAACAGCATAGTTACAACGCTGATGGTACATCTCAAACGACAGACGGTCACACTGATACAAAGATAAGCGGATCTAATCGCTCTTCTATCGCAGGTAGCGATCACTCAGAAACAGCTGGAAACAAATACTCTGGTGGTGGAGGTGTTTGTGTTGTAGGAACAAAAGGTTCTCAGATAACTCACTCTGATGGTGATGTGTTTCATGTTAGTGAAGGTAATATCGTTACTGATCATACAGGCTCAGTAAATCATAACTATACTGGTGATTTTGTTGATCAGGTTAACGGTAATAAAGTAAACATGATCAAAGGCGAATACGGCGTCAATATATCAGAAGGCAACTATGATATGCAAGTAGACGCTGGTAAAGCTAGAATGTGGGCATCAGATGATATACTAATTGAAAGTACATCAAAAATAACATTGAAGGTTGGTGGTTCTACTATTGTTATGGATTCGTCATCTATTACTATTAAAAGTTCTTCTATTGTTACTATCCAAAGTGCTAAGGTCGATATCAACCCATGATAAATAATACTAAAAAGGTTTAATTATGCCAACTACACAAACTACTACACTAGCCACGTTTGTTACTCCAAACTATCCTATAGCTGGAGAAAATGTAACTATACTAACTAGAGTTATTTCTAGTGATGGTGGTGTCGTATCAGGAAATGTCACCTTTTCCTCTACTCTTACTACCAGTACAATTCATGGTTCTTCTCCAATCATAGACAATGAATGTATATTCACTATCGATACTTCATATTTCGCTACAAATATACTCGGTGGATCTATCAATTTTATAGCGACTTATAATGGCGATTCTACTTACTCTGGTAATAGCTCGACATCTTCTGTAAATTTTACATCGTATGCAGCAGCTAATAGTGTTTGGATAGCTAATTCTAGCACTTCAGGTGGGTTTGATTATACGAAGCAGTTAACATATATTGCTTCTTCTCTCAGAACAATCGCCGTTAATTCTTCTGAAATTCGTAACTATATTGGCGACATTAGTAAATCGTTGTCTTCTGTTCAAGCTATAGCTAATCTTGCTAGTGGTAATGGTATTCATACAACAGGAGCTTATGATTGGCTAGGTGCAGTTTCATTGGTTAAGTATTACGTAGAACAAGGCGCTATACTAGAAACAGGCGGAAATATTTCTGCGACTCAACAACTAATCGCTAACTCAACACTCAAAGCGTATGCTAATTCATTATCTACTAATTCAGTAATACAATACAAGAAATTTTGATGCCAGGAGTAGCAAGAGATAGCGGGAAAGATATAGCTGGTGGTTTATTAATACAGGGATCTCCTAATGTATTTGTCAACAGTAAACCAGCAGTTAGAAAAGGTGATGCAGTTGCAGGTCATGGAAAACCACCTCACGCTTCACCTATTATGATTGGTTCTAGCGGAACAGTATTCGTTAATGGTAAGGGAGTTTGTCGCGCTGGCGACCCTGCTTCTTGTGGACATGTAGCATCAGGTTCATCAAACGTATTTGCAGGCGGATAAAATGGTAGCATCAAGAGCAGACAAATATACACAAATACAAAAACAGGAGTTTTTTACAGACTTCCTTAATGATTTTGACAAACATCCATTAAACAACACTCTTGCAAAAGTTACTAATGAAAACGCTGTTAAACAATCGATTAGAAATTTAATACTTACTAACAGAGGCGAAAGATTATTCCAACCTACAATCGGTTCGGATATCTATCGTTCATTGTTCGAACCAAACGATGCAGTTACAGCTGAAAATATAACTTTTTTTGTAAGAAGCACCATTTCTCAAAATGAACCAAGAGCTTTATTATTACAAGTAAATGTTTATCCTAATCCTGATAGAAATGCATTTACAGTAAATGTTGTTTTCTCTTTAATAAATAGTAATACACCTATCCAAATATCCGTAATTCTCAAAAGAGTAAGATAATGGCAAATAGCTCGTTAAGCCTTGTATCATTAGACTTTGACACTTTAAAGGCGAATTTTAAAACATATCTGAAGTCTCAAAGTGTATTCAGAGATTACGATTTCGAAGGTTCGAATATCAACGTTCTCCTTGATGTTCTTTCATACAACTCATATTTAAACTCTTTTTACTTAAATATGGCTGTTTCTGAAGGGTTTCTTGACTCAGCTCAAATGATGAGTTCTGTTATCTCGCATGCGAAAGAATTGAACTACACTCCAAGATCAGCTAGATCTGCAAAAGCGTTTGTTAATCTTAATATTAGTGTAACATCTGGTACTACTAAAACGATAGAAATTCCAAAAGGTACACAGTTTAGTGGTCAAAACGCTAACGGTTCATTTGTATATACTACTGCAGAAACACATGTGTTGACATCAACGTCTACTGCTTTTTCTATTGCTAATTTGGCTATCTATGAAGGTACGTACATAAACGAAACACAAATTATCGATAACTCTATCGAAAATCAGAAATTTGTTTTGTCGAATAAAAACGTAGATACAACAAGTATAGCTGTTACTGTTTTAGAAAACGATGGTTTAAATGTATTCGATTATAAACAGGCTACGAATTTATATGGTTTAACCAATACTTCTCCTGCATATTTCGTTCAGTGCACTTTAGAAGGTTATTATGAAGTAGTATTTGGTGATGGTGTATTCGGTCGTACTCCTCAAAACAACGCTACCGTTCTTATAACATATAGAATAACAAATGGGTTAAATGGTAATGGTGTAGGTTCATTTAATGCAGACAGAGACATTGGTGCATTTAATAATGTACAAGCTACAGTAAGAGTTACAACTGTAAGTGCATCTGTTGATGGCGACGCTATGGAGTCTATTGAATCTATACGTTACAGAGCTCCTAGACATTATCAAACTCAAGATAGAGCTATTACTACCAATGATTATGCAAATATGATATATGAAAACTATCCAGAAATTAAAGCTGTTAATGTGTTTGGTGGTGAAACAGTTTCTGGCACCATAGAATATGGTAGAGTGTATATTTCAGCTGTTAGTCGTTCAGGCGCTACTATTACAAATTCTCTTAAGACTGATATTGTAAATTATATTTCAAATAAAAATTCAATTTCTATAAAGCCAGTAATTATAGATCCTAATTTTTTATACGTTATTCCTTCAATAACAGCCACTGTAAATTTCAATCAGACTAATCAATCTCCAGCTGATTTAAAAAGCATAGTTTTAAGGGCTGCTGAATCTTTTAATTCTTCTTACCTTCAAAATTTCAATACATCTTTTAAATTTTCGAAATTTATGAGCGCATTAAATGATGCTGATGCTAGTATTGAAAGTATTCAGGTATATAACGTAATTAAAAAAATAGCAAATCCTGTGTTAAATATTAGCACTCCTGTGTCAGTATCATTTAATAACATCATAGTAGCAGGAACTTTGGTAAGTAGTGAATTTCTATTAAATGATGGTAACACATATATTTTAACTGACTACAATCCAAACAAAAACACATTCGTAAGAACAGGGTTTCAATCTACCTATGATGTTGAAAACACAAACAAAGTCGTTTATCTAAAACAGATATCCTCTGCTAATATCCAAAATTATTCAGAGGTTGGAGCTATTGATTACGATAGCGGAACTATAACAGTAAAATCATTGACTATATCTAATTTCTTAGGGCAGGTTGGTATTACGTTCTACGCTTCGCCAAAATATGAAGATTTGTATGCTGTAAAAAACGATTTAATTGAAATCGAAATGGATAACATTATCATTTCAGTAGTATCTACATGAACATAGAAAAACATATCTCACCATTTATAGCTTCACAGTTTCCTAGCTTCTACGAAGAAGAAGGAACTAATTTTATCGCATTTGTGAAAGCGTATTATGAATGGGCTGAACAGCAAGACAAATTTATAAATCTATCTCGTTCGATATATGAGATCAAAGATATCGATTCGACTTCAGAAAGCTTTATCAAATACTTTAAGAATAAGTATATTTTATCGCTTCCAGAATCTATTATAGCGGATAAGAAGCTTTTAGTCAAGCACATATTAGAGTTATATAGATCAAAAGGTACACAGAGAGCTTATGAACTACTTTTTCGTTTATTCTTCAATGAGGAAATTTCTCTATACATACCAAGTGAATACATATTTAAACCATCAGAAGCCCTTTGGTATGTACCATATTACATAGAAGTTTCAGACCATCCATTACTACCTGAATTGGTTGGTAGAA